GTCAAAATCCTGCGCAGCCATAATCGGGACGAAATCTGATGCCGGCAGGACGCCCTCGCAAACCTACGAAACTGAAGGTCGTCGCGGGGACTGAGCGGCCGTCTCGTGCCAACCCGAACGAACCTGATGCGCCGGCGGGAAGGCCGGTCGCACCGGCTTGGTTGTCGTCCCGTGCGGCGGCGATCTACGTGGGGCTGTGCGACCTTATCGAGGGCATGGGTTACCTGTCGACGGCAGACGGGGACATTCTCGCGCAGTGCGCCTCCCGGCTCGAGGAGGTCGAGATTACGACTGCGATGGTCGAGGATGGTGGTCGGACCTATATCACGTCGCAGGAGTTCGACGGCGAGGGCCGGGTCGTCAAGCAGATGATCCGCGGTCATCCGGTTGTCGCGCAGCGATCGGAGGCGATGCGGCACGCGCACTCGCTGCTGTCAGAGCTGGGGTTGACGCCGGCCGCACGGTCGAAGGTTTCCGCTACCAAGCAGCAGGAGACGAACCCCTTCGCCGCTCTGATGGGGTAGTCGATGGCAAAGCACCCGCACGTCGCAGCGGCCGAACGATATTGCCGCGACGTGACGGCGGGAAAGATTCCGGCGGGGAAATGGGTCCGACTGGCGTGCCAGCGGCATCTCGACGATCTCGCGCGGCAGAAGGCGAAGGACTATCCATACCGCTTCGATGCCGACAAGGCAGAGAGGGTGTGCCGGTTTCTGGAGCTACTGCCGCACACGAAGGGCAAGTGGGCTTCGAAGGGCGAGCGGATCCGGCTGGAGCCGTGGCAGTGCTTCAAGACGGCGTGCCTGTTCGGGTGGGTGAAGAAGCGGGATGGCTACCGGCGGTTTCGCAAGGCGCTCATTCTGGAGCCGAGGAAGAACGGCAAGAGCATCTGGGCGGCCGGCGTCGGGCTCTACATGCTATCGATGGACGGCGAGCACGGTGCCGAGGTCTATTCCGGCGCCACGAGTGAAAAGCAGGCATGGGAGGTCTTCCGTCCGGCCCGCATCATGGCGCTGCGTTCACCGCAGCTTGTCGCGGCTGCCGGTATCCAGGTCAACGCGAGCAACATCCACATCCTCGCGAACGAAAGCAGGTTTGAACCTCTGATCGGCAAGCCGGGCGATGGCTCGTCCCCGCACTGCTCGATCCATGATGAGTACCACGAGCACGAAACGGACGATCAGGTTTCCGCGATGGAAACGGGCATGGGCGCCCGTGAGCAGGCGCTGCAACTGATCATCACGACGGCCGGCAGCAACATTTCGAGCCCGTGCTATGCGGCGGTGATCGAAGCGCGGCGGATGCTGGAGGGTATCGCCCCGGCAGACGACGTTTTCGCGCTGATGTACGGGATCGACCCGGAGGACGACTGGACCGCTGAGGCGGCACTGAGGAAGGCCAACCCGAACTTCGACGTTTCGGTGAAGGCTGACTTCCTTCGCGCGATGCAGCGGGACGCGATCAACAACGCCCGCAAGGTCTCGGCGTTCAAGACGAAGCACCTCAACGAGTGGGTACAGGCTCGGGAGGCATACTTCAACATCCAGCGCTGGCAGGAGAGCGCGGTTCCCGGTCTGAGGCTGGAGGATTTTCGCGGCCAGTCCTGCATTGTGGGGCTTGATCTCGCATCGAAGGTCGACATAGCGGCGATGGTCTTGCTGTTCCGCAGGCCAGGCGGCGGGTTTGCCATGTTCGGCCGCTGGTATCTGCCGGAGAAGACGGTGGAACTCGGCGAGAACGAGCACTACCAGGCATGGGAGCGCAAGAAGCTGCTCACGGTAACCGACGGCGACATGATCGACTTCGGGCAGATCCGCGACGACCTTCTGGCGCTCGGCTCGGTCCACGGCGTGCAGGTCGATGAGGTCGCCTACGACCCGTTTCAGGCGACCATGCTGGTGACCGAGCTGCAGGGCGCCGGGGTGCCGTGCGTCGAGTACCGGCAGACCGTTCTAACGATGTCGGAGCCGATGAAAGAGGTCGAGGCGCTGATCCGCGCACGGAAGATCGCACACGACGGCGACGAGGCCATGACTTGGATGCTCTCAAACGTCGTCGCGAAGCCGGACCTGTCCAAGGACAACGTGTACCCGCGGAAAGAGCGGCACGAGAACAAGATCGACGGCCCGGTGGCCCTGATCATGGCGATGGGGCGGATGATGGTCGGTAACGCGCCAAGCATCTCCCCTTGGGAAGACCCCAACTTCAGCCTGGCGGTACTGTGATGTTCGAATGGCTGCGTCGAAACCGCCGAGACGAGACGGCGGAGACGCGGTCGCTCGAAAACCCCTCGGTTCCGCTGTCCGACGTCACGTCGTGGCATCAAATGGTGGGCGAGTGGAACAGCGTCGCAACCGTGAACGTCACGGCGGAAACGCTGATGGAGGTGCCGGCGGGTCGCTGTGCGGTGAACTTCCTCTCCGGCACCATCGCCTCACTGCCGCTGCAGCTATTCGCGCGGTCGACGGACGGGCACGAGACGGCCGATCGTGACCCGCTCTACTACCTTCTGCACGACAGCCCGAACCCGGAGTGGACGTCGTTCGCGTTCCGCAAGCACCTGATGGTCAACATTCTCGTCCGCGGGCGAGGGCTGGCGTTCAGCGAGCGGAACAAGGCCGGCCGGGTGATGAACCTGTGGCCGCTCGAAACCGACAAGACGACGATCGAGCGCAAGGAAGGTCGGAAGCTCTACCGGTACCGGGACGGTAAGCGCGAGGTCGTTTACGCAGCGAGCGAGGTGATCGATCTCCCGTACATGCTGCAGTCGGACGGCGTCAGTCACGTCAACCCGGTTCACCAGATGCGCGGGGCGATCGGCCTGTCGGTTGCTCTCGAAAACTACGCGCAGCGGTTCTTTGCGAACGGAGGCGTTCCGCCGCTGGTGCTGCAAGGCGCCATGCCATCGTCGGGAGCCGCGCCGAGGGTGTCGGCAGACATCACCAAGGCGATCCGAGACGCCAACGAGGAGCGTCGGAACGTCCTGATCATGCCGGCAGGGCACGAGCTGAAGCCAGTCGGCATCG